CTTCGGCGACAACATGCCGAGCCGTGACGATCGTTCGTTCGCCAATGTACGTTCCCGATCCTGCGTAACCGCCGCCGTCACGGCCACGGATATTCACGCGGCAGACTGACTTCGCCGCCTCTCTCACTGCCGCCGGGATCGGTTGGTCCGACTTCAGCCGGACTAGCCCGATTGATGCGTCGGTCTGCCGGCCAATGTTGGATTGCGAGATGCGACCCAATGACGTCTGCGGTTGCGCAAATACAGGCACCGGCAAAAAAAGCAAGACGATCAGGATAAAATCACGCACAGTCGATCTCCTCGGTGAGTTTGTTTGAGTCTTGGTCGCCATGGACCCATCCGGCCAGATAGGCTTCGCGATAAATCGCCATAGAGTCTCGGTGCTGTTGCCGCTTGGCGACTTCGACACGCTCGTCGCAGTTGGTCCGGCGGAGGTATCCGATGATCAGATGCAAGCCGAACAACGCGATGAACACGGCAATGATTTGCCAAGGGAGTTGGATCAAGATTCCTTCTCCGCTGTCGCGAATCCGAGGTTGATCAACTCGTCGCTCAAAGTCGCATCGATCCCCAGCCGCCAGATATTTGCCACGGGCCGACCGAAAGAGATCACATCCGACAATGAGCGAGCCTCGCCAGTCGGGATATGCACCACGACTTCACAAGGCGGGTCGAGCATGTCAACCAAAGCATCGCGGGATTCAACCCCAGCTTCCGATTGCTCGCCACGCAGCTCGGGTGCCCAGCAATCCTTCAGCCGGAGCGTCATCGGCCACGGATGCGATAAGACTACCGTATCGCCGTCGATTACACGGTCGATCGTTGCGCGAGCAGTCAGGCCGAGTGGTGGGTGGGGCATGGGGTCGCCGTGAAAACAGGAATAGGCACCGTGAGTCAGACCACTCGAAGATAAGAACCCATCTGGCTCTGGGAAGAACAAGAACTCAGAAGTGTCGCAAGTTCGTATAAAGTCGTTCAGATTGGTAAGCGATCAGGTTCGCTTGGAGCCGTGCCGGTCGATGATCTGCTCTCGCAGGGTCTTCGCCGCCCTGGGTGACTGTGCAACCTTAGCGGCGATCCCTGGGTTCTGAGCCACCACGTTTTCGGTTTGCTCGCGAATCAATCTCTCGGACAATTTCGGGGCAGGCTTGGGCGGTGCGTTCTCATCGAGGTGATCGACGTTGACCGCGCCCTCGATTCGGTAGCCCTTGGCCTTGGCTGCGGCGCGAACGTCGCCGAGTCCTGATACCCAGGCGTGCGGGTCGTGATACTTTCCGAGTTGCCCGTTGTAGGTTTTGCCGGTGGTGTCGACGCCTGCCCGCTTGGCGATCGCGGTGATCTTGCTCATGTATTCGTCACTGTACTGTTGGCCGACGCGTCGATTTTCGGCAGCATTGAACACGGAATCGGTTCCCTTGGTGCCGGGTGGTTGCTGCATCGCGAGCATTAGTGCCATTCGCGGCGACTCGCCATTGAGAACCATGTCGAGCATCCGCCCGGTCACATTCTTGTCGAGTGATTCTTGCAGCATGGATTCACGTTGCGTCAGCGAGATGCCGTGCTTGTCACATGCGGCGTCGAAGGCGTCGATGGTCTGCTTGATAGTCAAGGTGGATCATTCCTGTCGGGGGCGTTGATGGGGAGCGAATGAACGCAGCTTTCGAGTGCGTCGTTCAGAACGTTGGTCCTTGTAGGACTTGGAGAATCGCGAGGTGCTTTCACCTTCGGGCGGGAGAACGGTGACGAGCACACCGGATCGACGGGCAATGACGAAGACACATTCTTTGTGAGACAGGTAGATTTTGTTGTCGTCGTGGCTGTTTCGGTGGATGGGCGTCACGTCCCGCATCATCCTGGCGACTTCGGCGGGAATGAGATCTGGCCGAATCTTGGCAACCCGAAAGCGGAACCGATCGATGGCATGTCGGCTGATTGTTAGCTCGACACGACCATTGTGAATTCGTTGCGTCCGCTTTCTCATGCCGCCTCCGCTGGAGCGTTTGCCTCGTTGGCTTGCATCGCTTGCTGGTTCATGGTGGCCTGCTGCATCGCCTGGGCTTGCATCATGGCTTGGTCTTCCGCGTCGATCATGTAGCGTGTTGGATCAATGTCCATCGCACGACCGAGGTCTTCCATGAACGCATTGAACGGCCCCGGCAGTCCCATGGACATCGCTTGTTGGGCGGTCGGCAGGAGGTATTGCGAGAGTTCGTTGAGTTGTGCGATTCGGGTGTCTTTGTTCGGCTTGCGTGCCGTGCCGGCTTCGACTCGGAAGTGAAACTCTCGTGTCACATCGGAGACGCTGCGGGTTTGAATCTGTTCGGCGAAGACGCGGGCTCCGATGTCCCCGATGATCGGTTGGACATCTTCGTACGTTCCGTCCCATCGCAGTAGTTGAATCTCACGAACCGCAGTGATGGACAACCAATCCTCCACGCGGGACGCCATGTCGTCGGGACGGATGTTGATATTGGATTGACGGTACTGGGCCTCGGCGGCCGATCGCATTTGTCGTGACGACGACCCGTACATCAGCTCGTTGAGTCCGAGTCGCTTGTCGATCTGGTCGTTGACTTGGGCGATCATGTTCCAGATGTCGACGTTGAACGTGGGAGCGGTCAAGAACGAGATGATCTCGTTGATGTTCTTGCCGGTGATTGCTTCCAGTTCGATCGTCGTGAAGGGTCCGCCGCCACCGACCAATTGCGACTTGAGGTTCTCCGCAGCGGACTTCTGGCAGGCGACGTAGATCTTGGATCCGGCAGCGACCCCATCGGCGAGGAACGACATGCACCAGTTGATGAACTTCATTTCGCCGATGCACGGCGCGGCCATGGACAGGGGCCAGGTCTTGCCCGGGTTCTCGTAGAACGTCAGTCGACAGATAGGCCAACCGCCATCGGTGTGAACGTCATCCCAGAACGGAGCGGGCCAAGCGGTCGCTTCGAGTGCCGCCGGGTTGGGTTCGGGAGGCGCCGACATCTCCGGCATCATTGGAAGACCGTCTTCCCCGATCACCATCTCGGGAGGTGCGACGAGTGGCAGTTCGTCAGGCAAATTCAGCGGGTAATGGCAGCCCGGGCAGATCGCCAAGTAGACGAAGTCACCGAGCAGTTCCAGTTCTGGCGAGAGTCCCTTTTGGTTTTCGAGGATTTGGAGGTTCTGGCCTGCGCCGTTCTTGGAAAAGAGATCGTAGTATTCCACGATTTCGTGCGATCGGTTGACGACCTTGCCGTTGCCGTGGCGTTTCTTTTGCCGTGGGTTTTCGCCGGTCAGTGCCGTGTTGGAGGCGTGCTTTCCCTTGAGTGAACCCGGTGGCAAATTGAATTTCTGTTCGACGACGTTTCGCGGGCTGGCGCGACGGACAGCGATCCAGGTCACGTCACGCCAGTAGCACGCATCGGGATCGACGATGAAGTCTTTGTTGGAGATGAAGCGACAAGCGGGGATACGTGGTCCGCCAGCGGGTGAAGACTCAAGGATGGGTTCGAGCAGTCCAAGCCCGGTGACGATGGCCTCGGTGATCGCGAGGCGTGCTTCATCCTGCTTGTGCCCTTCGTTTTGGTAGTAATTGGAGAGCGACTGCATCAAGATCGCGTGATCGTTGTTGATGTCGATGCGTCGTTGGTTCGCTCGAATGGCATTGTCGTACTGCTGCTGGAGCTGCGTGACCATGAATCCGACGTTAGGGTCTTGGATCTGTCCCGACTGCAATGCCGGGATAAGATCGAGGATCTGAGTCGCTTGCGGGTTGCCCGCGTAGAACGTGTCGATCGAGACGCCAGTGGACGGCCGCGACGTAACCGCGATCGTTGGGTTTTGGTGGTACAGTGCGGGGCCGAACATGGCGACCGCATCGAACATCCGGTTGAGTGAGATCTTGAACTGAGGAACGAGCGACGATCCCGCCAGGAATCCTTGGTCCGTGGATTCGGACGCCTGCTTGGCCATGCCCTCCCAAAAGTCCGACGCTTTGCCGTCGAAGAACCGACGTGCCTCATCGGCCACGCAATCGAATTCCTTTTTACGGTGCTCTGTGGCAGCCTTGATGGCCCCCTTCCAACGCTCCACCAATGGGGCGAATCGTCGTTTCGAGTTATTGCCGTCGGCGGTGATGGGATCGAAGTCGGTCATGGTTGCGTGGTACAGGCGTAGGGGGTGGTGGTGTCTACTTCAGGAGTTCCGCCATCTGTTCTTCCAGCTTGGCGATGCGATCCCAGAGTTCCTTCTCGTGGTCACTGAAGTCCCAGGTTCCAGGGTCTCGCAGTTCCGGCCGTCCCTTTGCGCGAGGGTCGTCGCAGTGCCGAATGGATTCGTAAACGATTCCGTTGATCGACATTTCGACGTTGACCGGGCTGACGGCGAGCACGATGGCGAGCACGTCAGTGACTTCGTTCTTGAGTCCGAGGCGATGGAAGATGACCGTTTGCCCACGGTGGGGCTGTGGCATTTTCCACGGCGTATCGGTGGTGTCGGTGGCGGTTGGGTTGATCGCGGGCTTCGGCATGGTTTTCCAATCGAGGAAGAGGGTTAAGTGGGCATGGGAGCAGACAGGTCGATGCCGCCATGGATGACGCCGAGAGCGCCACCCATTTGTTTTCGTCGCTTCGCTTGGCGTTCCCGCCACATCCGAACACGACGTTCGCCGGGTGTTTCGCGGGTTCGACGGGCGGGAGGTGCGTGGTACTTGAGTTCGTCGGCGGCTGCGTACTCATAGCAATTGCCAGCGACGAGCGGTTGGCCGTTGCGTCTTACAACAAGAGTCCCATTGGGGACGGTTGCGCAGAACACCTTTCCGGTGTAGTTCGTTGTGCTGAAATTCGGCTTGTAGTGTGCGTCACTAAGGCGGACGCTCGGAACAAGCCTCTCGATTACCGTGAAGAAATCACAGGTAGATTTGCAGGGCTTTCCTCTCACCATCCTTGACACGGCCGTCTCTGCCGACCGAACAGTGACAGATGCAGAACAACCGAGTTTGAGGAATAGTTCTTGGATGTCGTCGGCGAGGCGGGGGCTGGAGGTTCCGTATCGTCGAGCGTTCTTTTGTACCCACCCATCGCCAGCCATAGCGCCTTCCATAAACGACTCGATGACTTCTCTGCTTCCGTGTCGCACCCAGTCTGGAACGAACTTGGTGTAGCAGTCTCCGAACTGGCGAAGGTACGACCACAGTTGCTTGTTGGAGATCACGAAGCAGTCGCCCGATACAACGAAATGAAACGGTAGCTTTGAAAGCATTTCGCGAATCGCGTTGATGCCGTGTTCTTTTCTCTGTGCAATGCACACGCGATAGCCCTTTCCAGGGCAACGCACTGTTTTGTCCGCAGAGCCTTTGGCGATGTACCATCCCATGAACCGGGCGAAGTCGAGTCTGTTTAATTCGGCAGGCTTACCTGGTCGCGAATCCAGTTCTACCGCAGGCAGCACGAATGTCTTTGGTGAAACTGCGTTCCAGTTTTTTGCCGCCAGCTTTAACGCATAGCTTGGAGACAGGTCGCCCGCGAAACAGATAGATGGACCTGTCTTTTTTCGCCTTGCGGTGTCGGAGTAGTAAACCATCCGATGATTAGGAGTGACCATCGCATTGAGCTTCTGTGCGTGAACATGAACCATCGGTCCGTTGTGAGGTCTTTCAACAATTCGAGATGGATGCTGAAACTCAAGCGTATCGGTATCCAAGTTCACGGTCGCTAAACGGTCGCTGATACTGGCGTCTGCAAAACGCTTCCAGCCACTTTCAGTAAGGACTTCGGTTTGGTCACAGAAACACTCGACAGCGTGCGTAAATGCTTTGCGGTTGCCTTTATCGGTGATGACGCCACGGGTTCTCAGCTTTCGGAACCGCACCATTTCTTTTTCAAGGTTCGGGCACATCTCCTCGTCGTACATAAACTCCGGTAGCCCGGTGACTGGCGAGACGATCAACCGTTGTCGCAGTGCGGTTTCCCGGTAGACGATGTCGTCGCAGCCAGCACGGAAGCGAGAGCCGGTCTCCACGCACACGACGTTTCGTTCGGCCAGTTCGCTTTCGTAGATCTCTTGTGGACGCCGACCATCGCCGATGCCGGTGAGTCGACCACCGTGGGCGTCGATGACCATCGCTTGCAACCATCGATCGCCAACGGTTTGCGAGGCGAGTTGGGCAAAGATCGAGGCGTCACATTGCTGGCGATAGATTTCACGCACAGCAACGTGAATCATTGGTTCGGAGTCGTCGCCGCCCTCGGGTCGCAGGGTCGCGAACAGCAACGCGGCACAGGTGGAGAACCCAGGGTCAACAAACAATCTCAGACACCAATCGTCGGGGATTCGACGGGTGCGAAGGTACTCGCCGAACAACTCAGGATGCGATTCGCCGTAACGTTGGACGGCATGGATTTCCGGCGTGAACGTCGGGTACATCCGAACCGTGTCGGTGATGAGTTCTCCGAGGGCACGTTGCCGGTAGACATCGTCGCCCGCGTCCTTCCATCGCTTGATGTTTTCTTCGCGGGTATCGTCGGTCAGGTACGGGTTATCGAAAATGGTTCCGCGAACGACCGTCGTGGTAGGCACAGGTCCGCCGCGTGCGTGCTTCTCCGCTTCGTCGTCGGCCCGTTCGACGATACGAGGCAGCACGTCGTTATCGAACAGCGGTAGGGCGGTCCATCGCAGGAGTCCCTTGCGGATCGAGAGACGGGCGATCATCTCGACGTACCATTCTTCGTTGGCGATGTCTTCATCGATATGAACGAGGTCGGCTTGGAACCCGGCATCTGGTTTCGCGGTCGACGAGAAGACGTGAATCTCCCAACCGTTCTCCATGTCGATCCGAGACAGGACGTTGCCCATCTTGGACTTCCAGTGAATTCTCTTAATCATTC